ATGAATAATTCACAACAGCAACGATTTAATTTTCTTTATGAACAACACTTTATCAATTTAAGATTGCAAGGTAAACGGGAAGCGACCGTTGCTGGCGATACTTGTTCTATTCGACGCATTACAGAGAGTGCGGAATTATGGGTTTTACACGGTAATGCCAAGCGGCTACGAATACGTATTCAAGTCATCTTACTGCATCTATTTAATTGGAGCATGCCTAAGCTCAATGCAACGAGCACAGCAAAAGCAATCCGTATTTGTCCTTGCTGACAGCATGAAATGAGGTGCGTTGGCATTACGCAAACGACCTAGCCGAAAGGCGAAAATAATAGGAATAATAGGAATAATAGGAATAATAGGAATAATAGGGATAATAGGGATAATAGGGATAATAGGGATAATGGCATTAACATGACAGGTTGGAGATATTAAATTTATGGTTCAACTAGCTAGTTAATTGATACATAAAAGGTCTGTTATGTATCTCAATTTCGCTCGTCTTGGGTTTAATCCCAAGACGAAGTGCCCGCCAAGATAAAACACGTTATTTACTATATAAAGAAGGTGTCAGGCTTGTTCAATACCCGAATAAGGTGTCGACTGCACGGCACCTATTCTTATATGTTATGAGTTTTTATCCGCAAAACAGTTTCAGGTGAAAACTTGACCCAATTATTATCTAGGAAGGCATATTGCGTATAGCCAATGACATATACACGATCCAATGAAGATGATTGGAAAACGCGAGTCAAGTGCGATTTATAAGCTTTGGCTTCTTTAAAAAGATCCCAAGTACCAACCTTATGTGCGTAATTTTTGGGACAAATAATAATGCCATAAGAATCATCATGTTCTTGAATCAGTGTTAGCAATTTAACGTAATCAAACCAAATTGTTTTCTTATTACTTTTTTCGATTTCAATGAAGTAAGTATGGCCATTATTCGCATCAAATGCTATGTCTAGTTCACCTACTTTTTCCGAGTTTGTCGTTATTAAACGATCTTTTTTTTGGAAAATTCTTGAGGCAATTTCTGACAGTTTTTGCTCCACTACATGATCGATATTGGAATCAAGTTGACGACTATTAGTCTCCTTGACCGTTATATCGAATACAAGTCCTTCGAGTTTATCTGCGACAAAACTAGAAACACTATCACGCATATCAATTTCAATATCGGCAATTTTGTACATGGATACTCCAAAACTCATAACGCCAACCTAACCAGCGGCGTGCTGACGCAGTTTTTTGCGTCTATTTTGCTAAAAATGCGACACTGTTAGCCGTCTGCTTGAGGTTCTCATTATACCATATTTGACTCTACACCTTGAGCCGCCATAAACCAAAAGTCACCATGCTTTGACCAGTTAAGCTCATAGCTCGACTCTAAGAAGAAGTTTACAGGCTTGCCACCAATTGGTGTGTCAAATTCTTTGGCACTAAATTTGGTTCCATGTGAGGTATCATAATCCCAGCACTTGGCGTCCTTTTTTACAGGATGTACTAATCTTTTCATATCATTCATTACAAGAGCAATAGCTTCATTAGCATGATTTTCATTAATGTATTGTTCGAGTAGATAGAAATCTAAATATACATCTTTCATGAAAATGTCTGTTGCTCCTCGCGGTTTTCCTGATGAAGCAAGAGTTTTATAGCACTTCATTTCGATTGCTATTGAGTATTTTTCGCTGCCCGATGAACCACGAAACATTAAGTCAATTTCTCTAGTTCCGTCGCCAATTTTCACACCAGTTTCTAGTTCTACTTCAAATGATTCATTTTTATGAATTGTTATTAATGGGATTATCTGCTTTAACAAGTATGCGTATTGAAGCTGCATTGATGCTTCTTTATTAACTAAAATCAGGCCGCTACCCACCTTTCGGGAAAACATTTCCCAACAGATGGAAACAGCGCCTTTCATGCGTTCGGAGAACTTTGCAGACTCAATTAACGACATATAACTCTCTTGTGGTATAACGCTCACTTAAGCGGACAAAAATAGTTGGCTCAAATTGTGGAGCTAAGGGAAGGTAGCCAACTGTTTTGTTCCGCTTAAAGCTCTTGTTGAACGAAGCCGCTACGCGGCAGAGTAAATAAGCCATTGTTCATACTAACCAATAACATGATCATTACGGCGATGCCTTATTGAAGTATTCAGTATGAATTATTCACAACAGCAAAAATTTAATTTTCTTTATGAACAACACTTTATCAATTTAAGACTACAAGGTAAACGGGAAGCGACCGTTGATGGCTATACTTGTTCTATTCAACACATTACAGAGAGTGCCTGATTATGCTTTCTTACACGGTAATACCAAGTGACTGCTACTGCGTATTCAAATCTTATTACTGCATCTGTTTAATTGGAGTATGCCTGAGCTCGTTGCTACGAGCACAAAAAGCAATCCGTATTTGTCCTTGCTGCCAGCATGAAATTAGGTGCGTTGGCATTACACGATCGACCTAGCCGAAAGGCGAACATAATAGGAATAACGGCATTAACATTACAGATTGGAGATATTAAATTTATGGTACAACTACCTAGTTAATTGATAAATAACAGGTCTGTTATTTATCTCTATTTTGCTCGTCTTGAGTTTAATCCCAAGACTAAGTACCCATCAAGATCAAACACGTAATTTACTATATGAAGAAGGGTTCAGGCTTGTTCAACCCCGAATAGGTGTCTGCTGCGCGACACCTATTCTTATTTTTTATAAATTCAGACGTCGGACTAATTAGTTAGACGTAAAGGTTGAACAGCCTCTACTAACGTAGGAAGACGTTCTTTCTCGATATCACCTTTTTTAACTTTACCCATCAGATACTTACCAAACTTTTCCGTCAAGTAAACATCATTAAACCATTTTAAAAATTCAGGTAGTGCCTCTGTTGGGTAAGCATTAACCATAGGGTCTCTTTGAGGATATGAATCAGGAAACTTATGAGTAATTTTTATTCTATCACCATATTGGGATTCTAATTTATTGCTAGTCCAATATTTCCCCCATGTTATTCCAACACTTCCATCAACCATGGTTCTCTCGTCAACAATAATATTGTGTTTGACAAAGTTCGCAATAATACTTGTAGATTGAGAGAATGTAGTAAAATACCCAACAGGATCAGCATTATATAAAATTCGTTCTTTTAGCAAATTCCAGCAACGATCTTTTATTCCATCAAAATCAAAATCTAGTCGACCATAAATATATTTTCTTAAACCGAATGCTGCGGCATGTTCGAAATTAGCTATAGCTATAGAATTATCTTCTAACTTGGCATGTAGTGCATAATATTGAAGAACTGATACGCATATAGGCTCTGGGACAGCATGAATTATAGGGAATAGTTTATTACTTGTTTCGATTACTGCATACATTGAATTCGGAGGGGCTTTGCCATTTGTAACTCGGTCAAAGGTCTATAAAATCTTTTTACCACGAGTTTTGGTGAATAGAGTGCCTTCTATCCATTCTTTTGCTAACGTTTGAATTACCGAATGACTCACACCACAAAACCGCGATAAGCCTCGTAATGACATATATGTTTCACCTGTTGGCAAAACCCCCATTTGTATATTATCAACCTCTTGATGCTTCAACGGGTTAATATTTAAAGTAAGTTCAGTTTGGCTCATTTTACTCTCCTAGCTAGTGATTACTTTATTAAAACTCATTATACTGACGTCCAATAAAGTTCTTTCAACGCCAATCAAAAAACAAACTCTAACATATAAAACCAATCTTTAAAAATCAATACTTTACAAACGCATCGCCAGTGTAAGTATCCAACTATAGGTATATGCATTTTCAAACAACCAAGCAATAAACATGCCCTAAATAAATTATTAAAACGTATATGTACGACACTCAAAAAAACGAAAAACAACTTAAATAACCCAAGGATATATAACCCACAACTTAAATCATTTAAAATCAACCACTTAAACCTTAACAGTTAAATTATGGCGATTAAGTGGCGATGGTTTATATTACCCTCTAAATCACCTTATACTTCCCTGCCGAACTACCACCTATTACAGCGACTTCAGCGTTAACTTGTATCTCATCAACAACCGCGTTAGCAATAGCTTGTGCTAATACCGATGCTTGGGCATGCTCTCCAGTGATAACAATACCGCCCTTCACCATCTCTGCTTCAATCTTACTTTTTAATGCTGACTTACTTAATGCCATATTATTTCCCTGCAAAAACAGTAGTGGAGCCATCGACATGCGGCTTACCTGTGAACGGGCAAATGCTTGCACAGGTGATCACGCCAGTACCGCCATTTAATTTAATCGTGTCTGCATCTTGCGTTATATTCTTGGCTTTAATGACCTGGTCTTTTTTAATGGTGATAGTTTGCTGGCCGTTGATAGTTAGCGTGTCGTTTTGTTCAATGGTGTGGAGGCGGTCTTTCAATACGGTTAGCTGATCATTTAGACCGATCACAATATCGCGTAACTGCCCGATGATTTGCACCTGGTCGCCACCACTTATTAAATGCATATTGGCTAATGAGCCCAGGGTAATATCATCACCCGCCATCACTTCAAAGCCGCCTAACGTTTCAATTAACTTTTGACCTGCGATGTTTTCTTTACTGTGTTGCTCAACATTGAGTTCATGACTACCGAACGCCCCTAAATAGCGGTCGGCTTGCTGATGTTCTTCAAATGCGCGGCTTTCTTTTTTTTGGTCTGTAGTATCGGTTTTATTACCAGCGGCATCGATACGGTCGAATACTTCAGCCCGTTGCTGCTGTAATTGTTCACCCGGTTTAAAATCAGGTAGTGACCAGTCACAGCCTAAAATGGTGCGGATAAAAGGTCGGTCACTGCGCCCATAAGCAAAAGCAATTTCAACCATAGTGCCTGCAGCCGGTGTGCTTAATAATCCTTGCTCTGCACCACCAAAATGCACGGGCAGTGGCACCGCTTTATAGACCGGCACCTGAGTATCATATTCACCTTGTTCATTCAGCAATTGCACATCAACGGCAAAGCGTGGACGAAAAGCATTGTTCTCATCGCCCTGCGTGGCGTTATCAGTAATGGCCATGACTTTACCCAGCTGCGGTAAATGCAGGCCAGCAGCAAGTTCAGGAAACAGATAATTCATCTGCCTTTTTTTAGCCGGCGTATTATCACCATTTACCCAATAGAGCGTCATTTCATGACCGCTAAATTCAACTTTTATTAATCGGTGGCCATTGGCAATAACACCTGGGCGAATAGCAGGGATAACCGCCAGCTTCATGCTATTACCGCCGCGCTGCTCAACACTTAATGCAGCAGGTATCTCGATTGGCCGACTTGGCCAACGACTCTCACCGTAACTGCCCAAGTAAATATCACCGTCCGTTTGCTGATACCAACAAAAATCAGCGATAGAAAACGCATGCCCTATATTCTCAAGTACCTGGTAACCACTGCCCTGGGAAACGAAATGCGGAACCACGGTGTCCGTGTATTCTGCCTTTTCAGGCAGCACGAAATTAAGGCCCGTGTCATAGCTTAACTGAGCAACCACTTTCGCAACGCTCGCATGCTGAATACTGATAGGCCAGCGCATGGCGAGTAACCCTGATAACTCCCGCACCACAATGCGGGTATAACCCGTTTGAGCAACTTGCGCCTTGGTCACAACACCATAAAAGTATTGGCGCATGTCACCTTGATAACCGATATCAAACTTAACGAACTGTTTCTTTGCTACCGCGCCCTGCACCACAAAGGTCGCTCGACCACCGGCATTAAGTTCTAAAATGATATGTTCATCACTGAGTATTCGCGGCTCATCATCGATGAGTAAACGTTTATCTAACTTCATGCTAACCACGTATCAATCGATTTTAGCGTTTTGGCAAAGCCGGTGACTTCCGGCGTTTGTGCCTGGCTATCACTGACCGCCGCAGGGTGTGCTTTTGGCGTTACCTTTGCGGTATTCTCGGTCGTTTCGGTTTTGCCTTGGGGCTGATTTTCCGCGTCACGTTGGGCTTTCACTTCCGGTACCGACAAATACTCACGTAATGTGAAACTGACTCGCCATGCCATCAGGTTTTCTTGTTCATCCGATTTCACGCGGCCAGTGAAGCGCACCTGGCGAATTTTCATGGCTTTGGCCAGCTCGTTACTGATACGGTAAATTTTACGTTTACCGTCTTGAGTTTGCTGCGCCAATAACAATAACCGATTTAATATCTCTGGATTTTTAAACGATACCAGCCCGATAACAGCCATTTCCTTGCCTTTAATACCTTGCTCGGCGCTATCGGTATTCGCAGTCTGCCCGCTCATATCCGCATCTTTAATATCCATTGATAGATTGATGCGCGATGATTTTAAGGTCAGTAGCTCACCATCAAGTGCAATCTGAGTCATGAGAATAGCTCCGAAATAAAGGTTAACGGTGTTTGGCTAAGCAACAAGGCCGCAAAGGTATGGGTATGTTCATAACCTGGCGGTGTTGATTGCTGCAGCATTACATTTAATGCCTCGGGTGAGCCGTTAGTTGAAAATACCCGAACCTGGATGGCGCTTTGCTTTAGATTTTCAATCGCATCATGTAACTGCGTTAAATGCGCGGTGCGTTTCATCGCTAGCGCTTGGAGTTTAACAATCGGGGTTTGTCTATCTGCAGCGATACTGCCCAGTTGCGCAATCTGCGCCCCTTGCCAGTTGAGTACCTGGCGCAATGGCGCTGGGTTTAATGCACTGGCAGGTTTAAATAGCGGTTGTTTGGCGGTTAATGGCTGAGTGAATTTATCTTTATCTAATGTCAGCCCTCGCATAGCTCGGCGTGAAACCATCCCCAATTCAGGCAGCGCTAACACTTCAAATACTGCTTTAGTAGTGGCAGCGAACGCAGGTAGATTTTGCTCTGCAATCATTAGTCCTAATGCATAACAAGGTCCAGTTGGTCTGTTCTCATCACTGCTATCAAGTAATTTATCCGCCAGATGCTGAACTGCATTAGCCGGCGTTAAGTGATAGGCCGCATTGGCGACATTATCAGTTAAAAATAAATAGGGATGCACACTTAACACCTGTCCCTGGCATAACAAATTATCCAACTGGCCACGTAACGCCAGCAGATTTTCAGCCTCAACGCTTAATGCATGACGATTAAAGTTCACCTTGCCTGCAAGTGGCGTTAAACGATGAGCGGCCTGCGCCATAATACCAGCCACTTGCCCCAATACTTGTTCACTTTTATCCTGGATAGTTTGCCCACTCGCAGACCAGCTAAAATGTTGTGTTTCCCAAGTCATACTTGCCCCCGAAATAGTGCATTAAATAATTGAACGTCATCATGCCGTGCGCAGCCACATATAAACCGTTAAGTGCTTACCTCTCACATCTAACGTCGCATTAGCCACGCCTGTATCAGAGACCGAAACTGAGCCCGAAGGTCTACCTGCAGATGCAGGTTTAGAGTTAACAACTCTATGACCACTAGGCGCAACATTACCTGATATATAACTAGGCGTGAGATTGTTCCAACCACCGTATGCGTCAATACCATGTGAATGGTTTGGTAATTGATTACCACTAAATGAGGCAGTATGCCTATGCCTAGGAACTGGTACAGCTGGTGTATTCGTACCTGTAATTTTATTGACACCACTCGCCGTTTTGGTACTAAGTAAGGTCATGTCTGCCCCCTGCATCACCCATACACCAGGGTATCCATAGGTAGTAGGGTTCGCTACGTTAACCGTGATAAGTAAGTGGCCGACAGGAAATAACGTCTCAATCACACTTTGATTCACGGACGCATTCGCCCTATCTAGGGCTGCGATGGCTTTATCCATCGCGGTTTTAACAGCGGCGGCAACCGCATATTTAGTGGTACTAGCATCATTCGTTGCGCTTGTGGCGGGCCAGTTATTTACATGCCCTAAACCCACATGTGTTTTCGTTACACCATGTGGATTGCCTTTATCACCAACATGGGCAGCTAACGCGCTTTTTGCTGCCTTGGTGGAAATAGTGGCGTTAATGGCAGCGATTTCACTGTCATTACCTTGCAGTGCATCACCGAGCTCCTTAATCGTATCAAGTGCAGCAGCTGGCGCGCCGCCAAGTAATTGCGCCACGCGGTTATCTGTGTGTGTATTGGCATTACTTTCCGCTTTAACCGCGCGGTCATAGGCATTTTTAACCGCGTTAGACGTAGCCGCTTTTGTGATTGATGTGGAGGTAACACCATTTTCCAATTGCACAGCGCCGTAGCGTGATGTGGTTGCCGTCACATACGTCCACTTGCTGTTCGCTTTATCCATCGCCGCTTTAACTGCCGAGGGCGTGGCCGCTAATGTGGTGGCTATTGATGTGGTACTGGTTGATAGCTGCACGACCCCCGTGGCTGTTGTGCTGGCATTATCAATACTAAAGGTACGGTTAGCCGATAAATTACCGCCGCCCTTTAATGGTCCCGTTGTACTGATTGTGCGATTAGCAAATGCGGCTGTTATTTTTTTACTGATACCCCGCCAGAATTGCGTTAATTTGACGTGTTTATTTGCGCTACTTTCACTGTCGATTTCGACATTAGAGGCCGCATTATCTTTACGCTCGAGCGCAGGCGTTCCGCCTAATAAACGTTGGTCAATCACATGACCAGCACTGTTAATATCAGCGAGTTTTGTTAAATAATGCTGCAGACCCGTGCTATCTACATAGTCAGTTAATACCTGCGCTGACGCTTTAATGCTTACAACCGCTTGCCACTGACTGGTTAACCCACCTTGCAAACTGGCATCAAGGTAAATCCCCATGCCATTAGCCACATTACTGATAACCTGCTCTGCAGACGCATGACAGCGCAAGCCACCAACATAACCAGTCCCAGCTTTGGTTTTATAGCTGCTACCCGATTGAAATACCTGGTAACCAGCATTCAAAAATGATGCCTTGCCGTAGTGGTCAACATTCGCTAAACGCTCAGTGTTATCAATGCCCGTTAAGCGCGCCGTGAAATCAATCTGCCAAGTGGCCGCATTAACGGTTATCCCCGTGGCCTGTTGCGCGCCGATATAACTCATCATCATTGAGCGGGTAACAGAATTACCATTTTTAACACCCGCAACCGATTTGATTTTATTGATAGCCGGAATGTGACTGATAGCCGCCAGTACGTTTTGCTCTTTATTGCGCAGACCAATCCAGTTAAACGAAAAATCACCAATACCCGTGTCCATGATAAGCGAGTAGATAACACCGTTCGGACTCACAAAACCCGATTGAGTGACATCACCCGTAAACACAACTTGCGCCGTTGGGGGCAATGTTTCCGCTCTATCTATCGGTGTACTCGGGTCGAGCCCTGGTACATTTGCCAGCACAAATTCATCGAGTACGATTGATTTACCCGCTAATGCAAGCTGCGCTTTTAGCGTTTCAAACGCCAAGGTAATTGTCATTTGAGCCATTATTATTCCTCTAACATTGCCGCCAAACATTGGTGGTCCCAATCCAATGGCGATACAACTAAATTTAATTCAACAGGGCTTATCACTTGAAATTCATAGCGCCGACAAGTTCGCCCATAATGCTGAAGCAAGGCCGTCAGCAAGTCATAGTTTTCTGATAACTGCGCGTCGGTTAAGCGAATGGTCACAATGTCCCAATCTCGCCCCTGAGCCCGTTCATCAATTTCAACATGGCCAATACCCAAACGTTGAAATATGCGAATAAACCCCGCTGTGTCGCCAGAATCTTTTGCGTTAATAAACGCAAACTTAATACGCTTACGAAATAGCGCTATTGGCTCTGCATTAAAGCGCGTTATATCACGGCCCCAGGCAAGCGTAGGTAAAATACTTTCAGCGCAGGTTAAAGGGTCTAACTGAGCCAATGGCCACAGCAACCATAAACGTATTTTTTGCCAGTAATTCATCACCCCATTGGCAAGAAAGTACGGTTCTTTTAATGTTGCCGCTAAGGTATGACCGTCCATCCACCAAGGCACTTTGTGAGCAGGTAACGGCGCAGCCTGTTTATCGTGTTCAATCATGGATAATCACCACAGCCGTTAAGCGCGGAGTAACCAGCAAGTTGTCTATCTCGTCGACATTAAATTTAATGGTCGCTAAATCAGGCAATTGCTGATGTATTTCTTTGATGAGTAAACTGAATGAAAAAATCGATAATGGCAGAGTTCGAGTCACCTTTGCATAATCCGCCGTTTCACGAAACGCGGCCCGTATCATATCTTCGACATCACTTGCTAATGCAGTTTGCCGTGCTGGGCTTAAATTCGGCGCCGCCTTAATCGTTGCCTGTATCGCATGCTGTGTTTCAGGCATAACCAAACACAATAAATCATCACCATGGCCGTGATTACCCTCTTTCATCACATAATCATTTAGCTGTCTGATTAGCTGACTAGGCGTGCTTCCCACGGCCATTAAAATATACGCATTGGCCGTTGCAGGTCCACGCGGCGCGTCATGTTCAAAGTAAATTAAATCAGTACGAATGCCCGCGACACTCGCCAGCATAGCGCGATAGATAGAATCGATATGAAAACGGCCAACTGAACTAAACTGATTACGAATGCGCAACGCCAGTTCATCATCCATTTCAGTATTAGCGCCAAGGGAGGTGATCCAATCCACCGGATTACTGACATGGGTGATACCACTGATGCTTTTGGGCAAAATTGAAAAGTAACCCGCAGGCAGATTAAAAGCGTTGCCGGCATTAACCGCATCACAAAGCACCAAACCACTGGCTTGCCCTGCGGGGATCAATACATCTGCAATCACCCGTAATTGATAGACAGTATTTTCAATACGGTCCGTTTCTATCACCGTTCCGGCCACAATAATCACTGGGTTCTCAGGCTTTTCTTTAAAGAAAGTCACGCCACCTCGGGTGAACGTGGCAGGTTTGCGATCTAAATCGACTTCCCACGCTTTTAAATCCAAATAAATATTTTTAGCCGTGGCGGTAAAAGCGTTCGGTAATACGTAATTAGCCAATAAATTGTTAATGAGCCACAATGACGGCGCAATCACCACCGCATTAATCACCCGCCAAAATGGTGACATGCGGCTATCGTTACTGACTTTACTGCCCGCCGCTTCAACCTCTTTTTCCAATTCAAGTGCCAGTGCTGTTTCCGTTGTAGGTATACCTTCTGCTGCAATTAAGCGTTGGAAATCAACTTGTGGACGTTCATTCATAACGTTACCCCGAGTGCTAATTCACCAAATTTAACGGTTGTGGCGCGTAACATGATCGCACCGGCACTTTGCTCTAACGCTGACGCTGAACCAGGCTCAATACGCAGGTCTATTTCGATTAACATTTCAATGCGTGTCAACACGTCCTCGCGCAAGGTGCGGTTACGTTCGGCTTGCAGCAGACGCACTAACCCACTTTCTAACACCGCATGCTTCACATCTTGGGCAATGCTCATAATATCGTTGGTATAACGTGGCTGCTGGCCTGCATCAAAATCAACACCGCCCTGGTTAACTAACAGGTCTATATAATATTTATCGGTCATTGCGTGTCCATTTCATCCCATTCTTGCAACTGCGCGCGGGTAAACGGCTGCTCTTGTTTAATGTGAATATCACCCGTATGTGTCGATTTACTGCCATTACCCTGCATGGCTTTTGCCATGACCGGCATGTAACCCTGCGATGGCACCTGCGCCGTTTGGCCACCTTGTAAATAGCGGCTAATCGGTCGGTTAATTCTTTCGCGGTTCGCCTTTTGATTACCGATGTTTAATGATTCAACATCTGGCATTAACGGTTCTTTTATCCGCGATTCAATTTCAATACCAGGTATCATATTGATTTTATCAATCAACCAATCAAGGCCGTCACCGAGTAAATCAAACACCGATAAATCACCTAAATAACCCGTAAAATCGGCCCAGCCTTGCGCCATTAAACCAAACACCATCATGGCTTGCTGTCCAACAAGGATGAATGGCTGCGCTAAAAATAAAATGGCGGTGAACAAGTGAGATATGACAGTCGACACACCCGTTGCAATTTGCTGCCAGCCGCTCATCACAGAATCAGTAATACCTGTAAATAACGCAGGGATAGTGCCCAGAACGGTAAGCGCTGCAGCGGGTCCATCAACCAACAAGCTAAAGAATGCTTTGATACTGGTGAACACCATCTGAAATGGCAGCAATAACGCACTCACGCCAGCGCCAATCAATGCCCACGCGCCGGATGCAATAGACACATAACCAGCGAACAGACCTGAAAAGAAAGTGGAAAGCACATTGAAACCACTCATAATGCCTTTCATGAACTCGGTGTTTAACAAAGCTAACGTGAATATGTTCCAGGCAAACACTAGATCATTAAATACCGACATAACCACCTCACCCACGGCCGTGAACAGTTGCCCGATTTGGTTAAATATCCAAATTTTATTTAGTGCGGCTATCAGCTCATCCCAATAAACGATGATGCCAATAATGGCGACACCTAATGCGATAATACCGGCAACAATCAGCAAGACAGGATTCGCTGTCATCATCATGTTCAAGCCAAGAAACGCGCCTTTCATCCACGTTAACCCCGTGCTTGCGACTGCCATGACGCTACTCATTATCACCACTGCTGAGCCCCAACCTGCAGTCACCAATGTCGATAAACCAACTATCAGATTCCAAGCGGCTAATGCGCCAGCGCCACCGATAATCGCCAGCGCGGCATACCCTAAGTAGGTCGTTATATGAGGGAACATCTGTGTCCATTCCAGTAACGTGCCGATGCCATTAGCCATCGCGCCAACAACCCCATTAATGGATGGTAATATGAGGCCAAACACACCCGCGCGGATGGCATACCAACTGGCATCAAGCCTTTCCCATTGGTCCGTCATCGCGCCAGCCATGCTTTCAGCTTTTCCCATGCCTTTAACATCACCAAGCGTTTCGATACTACTTGCAAGGCCATCCGTGTCGGCCATTAATAACTTGATCATGCTTACCGCTTCATCACTACCAAATGCTTTTTTCAAGGAGTCACTTTCAGCGACATCAAAAGTTTCGCCAAACCGACCTTTTAATTTGCCTAAGATGTCATACATTGGCAACATCGCGCCCTGGCTATCAGTGAACGATAAATTCAACTCGTCTTGCGCTTTGCCCACCCCTGCTAGAAACGCTTTATATTGCGTACCCGCTTGGCTACCAGACATTGTCGATTGCAACGTGCCAAGGATAGCCATTTGCTCATTCATGCCAATACCAGACGCCGTCGCATTCGCGCCGATACTCGTAAATGCATCACTCATGCCCTTACCTGTGGTTTTAAACATCTCCACTGATTGAGCGGTCATGCCTGCCACTTGTTTAGACCAAATACCCGTGCCCATCATGTCAGCTTGGTTTTTAAACACGCCGTACATCGTGCCCATGTAGCTAGTGATGGTCGCGGTATCTGCTTTGGTTGCAGCGGCGAGCACCGCCGAGCTTTTGGTAATATCCGCCAGTTCATCACCGCTAATATTGCCAAAGGCTGACTTGATATCATAAGCAGCCTCAACAACTTCAGTCGCAGATTTACCGTATTCGGCAGAAAACCCTAGCGCCGTTTGCTGTAATTTTTGTAAGTCAGCATCCACAACGCCGAGTGATTTAACTTCACCAAGCACACGGTCCATTTCAATCGCCGGCATCAATGCACTTTGTACAGCAAAACCAGCAGCGACCAATCCCGCAGTGCCGCCCGCCATTTTGTCCCAACCAATACGCCCTGCATCCGCCGTTTGAGTAATGGTATTTTCAATACTGTGCAATGGGCTAGTAGCCTGGTCAATCAAGCCAACCGTCATCATTAAACTGTCCATATGGGCACTCATGAATAACTACTCTCCGTTCAATGCTTTTGCGATACCATTGGCAACTGCAATGGTGTGTTTTTCAGTTTGGGATTTATCGAGCCAAAGCGCCCTGGCATAACTTTCAGTATCATCAGGCGCGTGCGGCAAATAAAAAGCCTTTAAGGTAAATATTTGCTCTAACTCGTTACGCTCAATGGCCTTGGCACGGTTTATTAGTTTTTTACTTCAATTTCTAAACCACTTTCAAAGTGCTCATTTACTTTATGCAAAACACGCATCACTGCGCCAGGCAGCTGTAACACTTCATCCAGTGCCGATTTATCTTCTTTATGCACCACGCGGCGCAGATAATTGGTTGCTGGTGCCACTTTGTCGTTAGGTAGCATTTCATTAATGTACTTGTTGTACGCGGCCAGTGAAGGTTCAAAACGTAGTTCTTTACCCGCTACACCTAATGTGATCACTTTATTTGTCATGCTGCATTATTTCCTTTAAGTAAGTTGTAAATTCGATCGAATCCCGAGTCCATGTTGCGTTCAACACGGTCGCCTAATTCTTTAACGTCATCTTTCGTTGCATAGGTTTCAGCAACGTGTGTTTTATGGTCGGCTAAATCAGCTGATACCTTCGATAACCAGGTGATAACGGCGCCACTAATAACCACCACCAACATTGCTACTGCGGCAATTGCAGCGACCCAAGTTGACATTCAAACCTCGCTTATTTCTTCAGTTCTAACTGTTTGGATTTATCCGCGCTGCTGCGACTGCTCCCTAACCAAAATGCCACCGCAGTACCAAATGCCCCCAATACCGAGCCCGCCGTCATGATGATCACCTGGTCATATGCCTTAGGGGGTTCAAAGGCAAACAACGCGATAAACATGCCTGACACCATCAGCGCAAGCATGATTGTCATCACGCTTGGCATCCAATGGTCTTTATGCTCTACGCGCGCATTCTGCGTGTCTGCCAATTCAGCTTTACGCTCATCCAATGCAACGGCTGATGCTTGCAATGCTAATTTTTTCAGTGATACCCGCTCTTCACTTTCAAGTCGACGAATAGCAACGAGTGCTTCAGGGTTTTGTTTAATGGCTTGTTCAATCGCAGCCGGTGTATTTTCTACCCCTAAGGCATTGGCAAGTAACCCGCCAACCGCCGCTCCAGCAGGCCCACCGATTAAGGTGCCCACTAATGGCGCGGCGCTACCGATTAATGCTTTAATATTTTCCCACATGGTTAATCCTTCGTTATTGAAATACTGACAATCTCACCAGCGAATTCAGCCATCAGGGCAGAAAAGGCCGCGGTTGAATTCAATACAGCCCATTCGCCATGCACAAAACCAAACTCAACACCCGGTGCCAAGCAGCCTTCTAAATCCTGCGGTGAATTAGCTTTGTGTATCAAAATATGCGTGCGCAAACTTGGGCCATAACGACTAACACCAAGTTCCGGCGCTTCAAGTGCATAACAAGTACCGAACTTTGGTGACTCATGCACCATGGCCATATAAGTCCCTTCCACAATGCAAGAGCTCGATGCCTTGTTATTCAGCATCGGCCGCTCGGCGAAGCAACACACTTTGCTGCCATCTTCGCGGTGCAATATTGAATAGGTGCCATGCTCAAAGTAACGGCGTTTTAATGAAAAATGTTTCATCGCTTTCCCTTATCTGCCAACGCTTGGCAGTGAGTACAAAATTGACAACCTTTGACGGCGTCTTGTCGTGCTTTGGGAATGTCAGAACCACATTCATTGCATACCTCGGCGCTCTGTAACTGAGTCTGCTTAGGCTGATTTTTAAAGTGGTTCGTCAATGCCATGGCGGTTTGTTTTATTTCCAATGCGCTAGCACTATCAAAAATATCCATCCACCTAGCCTCTCAGGTCGCGCGTATCTTCTTTACTCAAATAAGGTACGCCGTCAATGTTGATAAAATCAGGACTCGTCACCAAGGCTTTTACTTTGTGCGTTGTCTTGTCGGATGATGACGGGTCAATATCTAAGATACTTTCGAGTAAGATCTTAACGCCGAACACTTCAATAGTGAGCTCTTCGCCGCCCGCATTGCCATAAAATAGGCAATCATGGGTTTCAATCCCGCGCCAACTGCCTGCACTTTTTGCGGCTTGACCCAACAGTTTAAAATTCTTGGTATCAAGTTCATATTCAAGGTCGGCGCTGACGGCTCCATCGGTATAACCATCGGGTACACCGCGCGTGGTTGAAACAGCGGAATCATCCGATATGGATACCGATGCTTTTTCAACATGGATAACGGTACCGAAAATATCAATATCGAAATTCATGCCACTTAAACGTTTGCTCATGCTGCATCTCCTGGATTGCTAAGGTCTAACATCAAGTTAGCGACAATGTTTTTAGGGCAATCATAAGGCTTGGCCTTAATATAAATGGTCACCTTATTGCGACTAACCCACGTGATAACAATTGCATCATCTGATGGTGGTTGTATTTCACCTGGGAACATCTGCACGCCAACCGTGGTGCTTTTTGACATTTCACGCAGTGGGCGGGCGTAACGGTTTTGCGCTGATTTAGTGCTAAACGGGGTACTGTTAAATGAACGGTCGCCCAAATCAGCAATGCATAACACCCGCACTCGACGTGCTACCTTGTCGATAACGCGGCGGTTTTCAACCACCTGGTAATCGCCCCCTTCAGCATCTAACATGCGGCCATCAGCCCAATAAACACCATCAACATCGGGATACCAGCACGGTACTGACAAGCGGTTTTTCTCTAGGGTTTGCAGTGTGGCCGAGCCCAACGTAACGCCATCTTTATCAACGGGCAGTTTAACGCTACCGATTAAGGCACCCGTTTTAACGCGGCACGGTGAATCAGCAATTGATACGCTGCGATTGCACAAACGCCCCATTAATTTACCCAGGGCATCAGGGAACACTTGCGCGATGAGCATGACGCCGTCAGCGGCGACCGTGTCTTGAATGGCCACGGTTGCGGCTTCATAATCTGACCAGACTTGTGTATCTTTATCAATTTCAGGGGTACACAACGCCACGAACTGCCAGCGGCCATATTTGGCAATCAGGGTATGGTATAACGTCTGCGCGGCGGTAATAGTGGCTTTGTCTGATGTGGGTTCGCACAATACAATCGCTTCAAAGCTTTGGGTTTCTTGCGCTTTAAGCGCTGCTTCATTCCATTTTTCAGCCGCCGCCATGACATACACGGCGGCGCTCCAATTCTGGCCAGCATTCTCCATGGCCGCTTTTACATTACGTTTCAGAGCGGAGTCAACTACGCCAAGCAGCGATTCAAAATCACTGTCGGTATTGACCGACAATAATTTACCGGTATTCGTCACGCCCAGGCCGATGAACAAAAAGTGGCGCTCCACTTCAGTTACCGGACCTTGCTTTTGATTGAGTGTATTAACTTGAACTGTCGGCCACATTAGCGCTATTCCTTCTCTAATTCTGCGGTGATGAAATTTGTAATATCTTCTACATTGGCACCTAAAAGTTGGCGCTCAGGCAGCTTAATTTCCCAACTCGATTGCGCGGTTTTATCTTTAAGTGCTCTGATTATCAATCCTGCCTGCCCGGTTGTTAGATTCTCAACAATCCATTTAATCGTGGGCTTTTTACGTTTGCTTTTACCTTTACGCTTACCTTGGCGTTTAGCGGCAATGGAGTAGCCCAGTTCCCTTAAGCGTTTAGCCTGCAATCGTGTTGGCTTATCACCATAACTCGGTCTGCCGTATACCCTTCTTGCCTTGGCTGCGTTCCACTTTTCCGTTGTACCGTATTGATGCTGACTGGCTATCTTGCCCGCGACACCAGGGAAAAATAACGTGGCATGATTGGCGGTCGTTTTTGTTTTTAATTGTTTGCCCATTTTGCGCATCATTTTTTTATCACCAGCACTGCGGTGTTTCCAACGTCGACCATCTGGGTCTTTATTTTCTCGTATATTTTTTCTATTCTGCTTGGCTAAGTGCCGGCTTAACTTCCGTAATATTTTGAGCCGCTTTTCAGCCGGTAAGGTCATGAGTTTTAATTGCTGTTGAACGCTTAATATTTCACGCTCTAATATCGATACTCTGATCACGTATCACTTCCGATAGGTGATGAGGGATTATTCCCCGAAATAATATCGCCATGTTCAGCAACCCATATTTCATACGGCGCGACTTTCCACTTTTTACCATCCCACTCAATCGGTCCATCAAGGGACTCAACAACCATGAACGGCTCTCGAAACTCGACTTCAATGACCATTTCCACGCAGTCTTCACTTTCTGGCTCAATGTCTGCCGTCGGGTCTGGTAATTTGAATTTTTCACGGTGGGTATCACAATCCATCAACCACGCCATGATTGATGCCAGCACAATTTCAGGCGCACATTTTTTAAAGGGAAAACGCTCAAAGCTCAGTACCGCTTTATAAGATAAATGACCGATATCACGGCCATTACCATACTCTTTTGGCGCTAAAATCAGTTCGACATCTTCCATCCATGAATCAAAGTGCTTGTGCAATGGTTTAGGCACAACTTTATTAATGCACTGGGTTAAGCCTTTTAAGTAATAACCTGCTGAGTATTGGCTCTCTTCACTCATAACAATTCAACTCCCGCACTGCGTTTACCTTTAATGGTGCGAATATGCTGTAAACTTTCAGCTAATAAACTGTCTTTGGTTTCTGATTCAGTTTGAGTTACGTTCTCTCCGGCATCACGCATTTGCGTTGTGGAAAACTCGGGTAACAATTCTGCTTTAGCGCGCGCATACACGGCTTTTTCATACAAAATAACGAGCATGTTCTTATCCGAGATACTCGGACCGCCCACCACATCAACCGCGCGGTTAATATCGTTACTCTCATAATCAGATTTAACGCTAACCAGTTCAATGTTGATTTGGGCAATGGCAGATACAACCGAAGTTGCGATCGTCTCTTTGTCCATGTCCACCGGTACACTGCGACGTTTTTCAAAATCACCGGCATTAATGTTCGGCCAAAAACCATCATTGGTAATGCAAGTATCTTGTTGCTCTGTATCCGTCTTGCCACTAAACATATGTCACTCACTTTCAATGGGTCGGCTCTAGCCACTGCGATAAGGTACCTATTTCACTACTGTGAATAAGACCAACGCAGCCGAGCCGGTGGCGCGAGAGTCGTTACAATTCTTTTTACAAATACGGTCAATAAACTAAATCTCGGTTTCTTTTCCGATAACTGTTGCGATTTCTCTGACCATTTTTTTAACGCCCGCTTTATCGTTTAACGCGGTGGCTTTCACGCCATAGGTATAAGCATTACCGAAGTTAAAAACGACTTGCTCTAACTTAGCGGTCATGGCGTATAGCTTGCCGCCAATCAATTCGCTTAACGGCCATTTATGCGTACCTCGCAACTGGATAAACTGGATGAATAAGTTAATCACTTGGCTACGTTCCACCGCGTCACGGCCTTGACTTAAGTGTTTAGCCCCTTCGTCATAAAGCTGGTCTATCAAAAAGGTTGGCCAATCTTGCGTACTAAAACGACCAGGTAACCGCTGATTTTGAGCGACTAACAAAGGCACAAATTCAAAGGCCGTTTGCCAATGTCCAAGGTCAACAAGCCAAATCACCACCCAAGCCAGTACCATGTTCTGATGGTTGGTGCCTTGCGCTTGATAACGGCGTAAGTAATCCAGGTATTGATGGTTCTCAATCGCCTGCGCCTTGTATGCAAGTTTGTCTTCCATATGAGAAAACTTTTTAAGTTGAGTAAGGTCGGAATCCATGGCCGCTTTGAAAAAATCAAATTCATCCATAATGCGCTCGCTACGACTTGGTTGGATTACTTCGACCTTGCCATGCTTCACTATCACTGAGACAGATTGATCAGGACCGTTTGCCATATCCACACCGATAATCGCGGCACGGGTTTTACACTGATTTCGTTTGACTATGCTCATGTTAAAAAACTCTCTGTTTAGTAAATTACTGGCTTACCGTGATAAGCCAGTACGACATTTAATTCTGCTTATTCAAGTTACTAATTTAAAACTGACTAAGACCAAACCCAATGCGCAGGGTTAGCGGCATCAAAGTCACCCGCTGCAACAGCTGGATCTTTCTTTTTATCCAGCTTCACGCTAGTCGCTTCAAAAAAGGCGATCTTTTCCATGTCGTTGATGTAGTAACAATCATTACGTGATTGGTAATCTTCAACGCGTTTCTTCTTGGCGTTATTTTCAATCGATGTACGTGTTGAACCCGACTGCACGTAATGGCAAAGATTGTCGAACGAGGTGATCAAGATGCCACGCTCAGCAAAGAACGGGACCTTATACGCCTTCAAACCACCGAATGTTTCAATGATCTGCTCAAGTTCAATTTTGTCTTTTTCACTGGGGGTATGCGCTTGTTTGGCATAGAGCTTGTTCTTCTCTTTGGATAACAGCTCGTCACCAATAATCGCCACTAAGCCAATGCGTTTATGCGCAGGGATAGCTTGCAGTAAATCATGCACGGCTTGATCAAGGTTTTCATAATCACCGCCGGCGCCAATACGGATCTCACCGTCTTTTTGCTCACCATCAGCAAAGACATTAGCGGCATTGTCACGGCGAACCAGCTGCAGCCAGCCGATATTCACATCTTCCATCATTGGATAAGTCGCAATATCCGTGAACTTAGCCGCGCTGGTACCGTTCCAACCAATTTTGATTATATCCAGTGCAATGGCTTGGCGAACATGGGCACGAAAGCGATTGTGAAAATCTGGGAATTTCGCCCACATATCCATGCGTTGCCACGTAATGTGGGTATCACATTCAACCGCGTAACAACGATATTCACGGTCGGTTAAACCTAACGGGTCTTTGGTGCTACGGCTTTTAGTTTCATCCGTTTCAACACCAGCGCGACCAGTGACGCCACCACTAATACCGGCAGTGATAGAGCTACCGACTAAATCATCAACCATTTGCGTATCGATGCGCTGTAAGAATTCAGCACTTTGATATACCTGGTCATACAAGGTTTGTTCAATCGACGGCTCGACACTGAACTGTTCAGAGACAGAAGCGACCCCATAATTGACCGCTAATGCAGACACAACCGCGGCAAAAATCTGTGTTGTTTTAAGCTTCATTAATTTGGTTCCTGTTACTAAAGAAGGTTGTGGTATTTAGCGTTTTCACCCAGGTGTTCTTCTTCACCGTCAGTGGTCGTTGATGCAGGGTCTTTGATTGCATCAGCCACGGTTTTAGTCAGCGCTTCAATTTGCTCAACCAAACCATTAACCTTGCCATCAATCGCCGAGAATTCAGCCGTTGGTTTATCCGTACTGGTATCGGTTAAGTTGTCGGTATTCGCATCATCGACCGGGGCTGTTGTCGTGCCTTGTTTAGCCAATAAGGCTTGCGTTGCTTGGGTATTGGCTTCCAGTGCTTGGCTAAATTGCAGCAAGGGGCCACCGAGTGCGTCGGTCATTGCGGCGGCAAATTCTTCGCGTTTCATGTCGTCATCATCCTTATTAAAATGAAAGAGTTTTTTAAACAGGCTCTTGGTTGGTTTGGCCGCTTCTGCTAATGCTAATGACACCTTTAATAGGTCAGTATCTGAGGGTGTGCTATTTACATTAAGGTCCGCTTCATGCGTATTATCAGCGTTGTCATTTTGGCTAAAGTGAATACGGTCGGTGTAGGTACTCGCGGGATAATCCGTCACGGCTAATCCAGTTAAATAGGTTTGCCCTGACTTCATAAAATCACGGTTAATTTCAATACTGAAATACACAGCTTGGTCGGCTTGGTTCAACTGCACAAATGACGCATTAGGCGATAACACCGCGTATAAAACTTTAATGCCTTCATCATTTTTCGCCGTGCTCAGTTCAATCACATCACCGAGCATGCCGCCGTTAATATCAACGTTTAAAAGGTTCTTCGCTGCCCAGCCTGACCAATTAAATTCGTGGTCTAAATTGATACGAGCGCCGTACTTTTTATAGTTATAAGTAGCAACAATATCGTCGATATCTTTTTCTGATATTTCGCGACCATCTACCGTTAACCCCATGGCAGCAATGGCAAGTGGAATAGTGCGTAATTGAGCCATGTTGTTTCCTGTTTAATGTCGAAGTAAGTCTAAGTGGAATCAATTTTGCCCGTTGAACAGGCCTTAATCCATCACATTAAATCCGCGTTATTCCGATTTTGGCGAAAGCGGAATAACGCGGAAATCTTCTTAAAGAATTGCGGGTTTTAGGGCTATAAACTTAGGTCTTGTTCTTACCAACAGGCCAGTTATGAAACCGAGGACTCCCCGATATACACCCGAAATCATTAAAACGGCGCGTGACCATTATGTTTTTGGTGGGCTGACGTTTGATGAAATTGCAGAAATGGACGGTATGCCAAGCGCACGCTCGTTACGACGTTGGGCGGATGATGGCAGCTGGAATGAACTGTGCCCGTCATTAAATGCCGAGACAGCGATTGCACGACGCATTGTGTTATTGGCCGATCGTGACAATAAAAATGAAGCAGACTATAAAGAACTGGATTTTCTGACCAAACAGCAATGCGCGTTAAATCAATCTCGCTTACCCAGTGCCGGCATCACGAAAAAATATGGCAATACGCCTGCAGCTGCGACGGCTCAAAATGAACAAACAAGCGAGCGCACCAGTAAAAGTAAGAAACGTCAGAAGAAGATTAAAAATGATGTGTCGAGTATCACCAAGGAAATGCTCGATACACTCAAAGACAACCTGCTCTACCCGCACCAATTACACTGGTTTGAACATCAAGATTACCGTAGCCGGTTCATATTAAAGCCGCGTCAGATTGGTGCGACTTTCTACTTTGCCTTTGAAGCATTTTATGATGCGGTAGTGAATGGCCGTAACAAGATCTTCATTTCAGCATCGCGGGACCAGGCGGAGATATTCAAAGCCAATATTATTGCCTTGTGCCGTGAACAGTTTGGTATTGAGCTAAGCGGCTCACCACTGACGATGCGTAACAAAGGCAAGACCACCACACTGTATTTCAAATCAACCAATGCCCGCACAGCACAATCGGCATCCGGTGATTTGTATATTGATGAAGTGTTTTGGATCCCCAAGTTTAAAGAGTTACGCGGTCTTGCTCAGGCAATGGCCACCCATAAAGATTTTCGTATTACCTATTTCAGTACGCCATCGGTAACCAGTCATGAAGCCTATGACTTGTGGAATGGTCGCTGGTACCGAAAAACCAAAGCCTGTAATGATCCCGAGTTTGCCATCGATGTTAGCCATAAGGCCTTAAAGAATGGTCGGCTTTGTGATGATGGTATCTGGCGTCAAAAACTCGATGTTTATGATGTGGTGAAACAAGGTTTTGACCGCATTGATATCAGCATGCTGGAGAATGAATACTCCAAAGAAGAGTTTGATAATCTCTTTATGTGCAAGTTTATTGATGATGCCCACAGTGCGTTTAGCCTTAAACAGCTAATGGCTTGCGTCGGTAATAGCAAAAAATGGCCTGACTTCGACCCTACTTGGTCACGCCCTTATGCTATGAAGCCGGTGGTGATTGGTTTTGACCCAGCGCGAACGCGCGACATTGCATCCGTTGTGGTGTTGAGTTTACCGCTTGGTCCCGATGATAAATTTCGCTTGTTGGAATCACTGAATTTAAGTGGTAACGATTTTGAAACCATGGCCAGTGAAATCAAAGAACTCACGCTTAAATACCATGTTGTGCATATCGGGGTTGATACCACCGGCATGGGCTTAGGTGTATTTGAGTTAATACAAAAATTCTTCCCGCTGGCAATGCCGATTCATTACAACCCGCACAACAAAAACAAGATGGTCATTAAAGCATTAAACGTGATCGGTAAGGGCCGTTTTGAATTTGACGAAGGCTCAGTCATGGTTGCCAGCAGCTTTATTAATATCCGTAAGAAAGTCGTTGGTGACCAAATCAGTTATGCCACCAACCGCACCGCCGCCACAGGCCATGCAGATATAGCCTGGGCAATCATGCACGCCATGATTTACGAACCATTATCTGGTGACTGCTCAAGTACCAGAACATCAATAGGATTAGATGCAGCATAATGACTTCAACGAAGAGTACGACCACTGAACCGGCTAAAAGCAAATCTATCGATACCTTTAGCTTTGGCGACCCCGAGCCGTGTTTAGATAACCACATGACTGAATATGTCGGCCTTTACGCTGACATGGACGGGTTATATTCACCGCCAGTGAGCTTGCCTGGGCTGGTTAAGTTGCTGCGTGTGAATGCGCAGCATGGCCCTATTTTATATTTTAAACGCAATATGATCATGAAATGGTTCCAGCCGAATGCGTTATTAACCCAGCGTACCTTTAAGAAGTTTGCTTTTGATTATTGTTGGGCGGCGAATGCCTACCTGCAGGTGATTAAAAATGCCTTCGGTAGTGTGATTAAATTACGGCATTTACCGGCACTTTCGATGCGCTATACATCCACGCCAGGTGTTTATGCCCAGCGCTTAAGTAATGGCAAAGTGCTGCGGTTTAATAAGGGCGAAGTTATCCACCTGAAAGAATACGATCCGAATCAGGGTATCTATGGTATTCCCCAATATTATGGTGGTATTCAATCGGCGTTATTGAATGAAGATGCCACCCTATTCCGCCGTAAGTACTACAAAAACGGCGCACACATGGGTTTTATCTTTTCGATGGCAGATCCTAATTTGTCGACAGATGATGAAGCCGATTTGAAAACGGCGATCAAAGATTCTCGCGGTGTGGGTAACTTCCGCAGTCTGTTTATTAATAACCGCAGTGGTAAGGCTGACGCCGAGAAGGCAATCAAGATTATTCCGGTGGGTGATATATCGACCAAGGATGAATTTGAACGTATTAAGAAGATGACGTTAAACGACATGCTGAGTATGCATCGCGCCCAAGAGGCATTAAGCGGGCAAACCTCGGGTGAGAGTCCGGGCTTTGGTGACCTGGATAAAATCACCCGCGCGTATTACAACAATGAAGTGGTGCCGATGCAGCAGGACATGATGGAGATTAACGAGTATTTACCTGCCGCGCTGCACATTGAATTTTCAGTGCCAGCGTATTCAGATTTAAACCCAGGGAGTGAAGATTAATGGAAGAATTGATTGTATTTGTTCGCCAATGGGGACAGCTGTGTTTGTTGTCACTACTGGCCGCAGCAACACAAATGTATATGTCCGGTACCCGTATTACTTTTTTTCATTATTTTATGTCGGTGCTGATGGCAATTCTGTCTGCGTATATAGCGGAAAGTTTTTGTATTTGGCTTGGCCTTAATGATGGTTTGAAAACAGGGATTATCGGCATTGCGGCGTATGTCGCCCCGCATTTTTTAACTGGGTTGAATGCACTTGCGAAAGCCGTATCAAAAGACCCTAGACACTTTTTAGATATTATTATGAGGAACAAATCATGAGTTGGATAACGTCTCTGTTTAGTTTTATTTCGGCCCCGATTGCCGATTTATCGGGTAGCTATCGCGAGCGTAAACGTATTGCTGCTGAGATGGCCGCATCGATTGCGACTGCAGAAGGTAACCTTAAACTGGCCAAGTTGGACGCAGAAGCTAAGCGCTTGGCGAACCAGGAAGGTAACGACGCTGATTATGATCTGCAGGTGTTGAAGAACCGGCGCGAATCGATAATGGATGAAGTTATTATTACGGTGTTTTTAGGTTTGTTCATTGCGCACTTTGTACCACAACTGCAGCCGTATATGGCGGATGGTTGGCAAGCTATGGGTTATAAAGGTGCGCCCTGGTACTTTGAATTTGTGATTGTAGGTATTGCGGTTTCAACGTTGGGATTGATGCGGTTGTTTAGGGCATTCTGGGGAAGTAAGAATACGAAAGGGGCTGGTTAGCCCCTTAGTTGGCCTGCTCAAGATGATTTAACGATCAACGCCTGCTAAGCGGAATTAATGTTTGGCTATAATCGCGAAGCGATGGCCTACTGTTATTTTTCCGTTTAAGCAACTTATATGTTAGATTTTAGTACCAACCAGATAATTGCATATAACAACGCTCTTCAAACTCTTCAGGGGCAGGGCTCCACCAACGAGCTAAAGACACACGAACGAGTGTCCCTACTGGGATAGATTCAACCGCAGGCTGTAACCCAACATATTTCACCTCGTAATATTCACCTTTAACTTTATAACGAGATTTTCCTTCGACTAAACATAGTTCTTTTGTGGTGAGCCAAAAACCAACACTATTATCTGGCAATCCATTACTTTGATTTATATAAGGTGAACCATTTCTCGTAAAACCGAGTTTATTGTTGAATAAACCAGTAATACAACCTTTAAAAGGCGCTACGCGTTTTTGAATATAAGTAGATAAATCTGGAATGCGTTTAATAAAAATTTGTTTTTTAACCATGACGTCTTCAATGTGTGGCGGAGTGACATTTTGACGAGATTCATACCTAATTCTCCACGATTCACCTATTTCAAATTGAGTGTCATATCCCTGATTATTACCATTACTTGTTAAAAGGCGAACATATTTACCAGAAGAAACATCATACCCTCCAACGCAATATCCTTTCGACATTCGAGTTTTCGACGTTATAACAACCTTTTTCACAGATGGACTACCTCCAATGACGAATCTATACCAATAAGATTCTTTGTTACCAGAGATCGATGACAAGCATGATGTTCTTGTTCAACACAGAAGAAAGCAATGGATTCCCCTTGTTCTATGGCTGTAAACTCTTCAGAAAAATTATAGTCATCTAAAATCTCTTTTTGATAAAGACAACAAAAATCATTACTTAATAAACCTCTGTCTCTTTTTTTTATATTTGAGCTAATATCTTGGTTTTTTTGAACTTCTCGAATAGCTGAAGTAGGAGCTAAATGCTTTAAATGCTTGTAATCAATATTTATATCAATTAGTTTTTTTTGTAAATAATTGCTATTTACAAATTTATACTTAGCCCCTCTTACACCCCTTCTTTGCCTTATATCAAAGAAACATGTAATCCCATTGTTAATAAGAGAACTGAAAAACTCCTCTTCAGATTTACCATAAACCCCTATTGTATAAATTTTCATTAATCACCTATATCTTTTTACTGATGTAAACTCATCATCAAACATCGAGTATTGACCTTTTGTTATTCGGTCTATTATTTCTTTTTGGTTTCTAACTACATTTTTTTCATCTAAGTGCTTTATTTCGATGTTTTTATTAGCTAGTTCTTTCCCTATTAACTTAGAACGGTGGCATTGTTCAGGCTTCATTTCAGCACACATAATTGACACATTAACAGGCAAAGAGTTAGCTTTTATCAACCTTTCTAAACCAGCTTGAAACAAATCACTAATTGCGGTCTTTCGGTAATCTACTTTACCATCGGTATAACAGCGAGGATCACTTGGCAGTCCTCCAACGGAGTCACCCATAAAGACATATCTAATGCCATGATCTCTTAGAAAAGCTTGTAAATTTTCTTTATTAAAGTCGGGGCTATACTTCGAAAATGGTTTGGTTCTTACGTCAATTAAATATTTAACGCCATGTTCCACCAATGTTTGTGTAAATTGCTCGATATCTCTGCGACTATAACCAATGGAAATAATTGACATAAATACTCCTAATTATTCAATTTTCACAATACCACGCTATAGTGATGCAGTAAATCTAACGTCTTAGTAATTGTGCTTTGCGTTCTTTGCAAAGCTCAATCGCTTGTTGGACTTGGCTGCTGCCACGTCCAACAGTTTGTTATACGGAATTCCGGTTTAATTTCATTATTACAAACAATACCAAATATACTATTAATTACAAACAGATAGTGGTAAATAGCGGTTCTAATCATATAAAACTTAGGCAGAAACAAGAATTGTATTTATATTGACCTATATAAACACAAAAACAAGAAGAAAAACCATTAAATTTCAACTACCTGCATTTCACATATATGTAAAATAAAGATAATTTGGCATTATAAATCATCTATATTTCGTAAAAAAGAGCAAACCTATAATTCCTGTATATCAACTAGGTCACTTTCTACTAAAGGTTTTGCTTGATGCCTTGTCACTTTGTGTCAAAACCTGTCACAACTTTGACATTAGCGATCTTTAAATGATCGTTGAGATCCTTTGTAAGTAAGGCTTAGGCAATATCAGCGTGTCCATCGTTGTGTCAAAAACGCAAAAAAATTGCGAAAATGCGGTAGGCGAAGAGGAGTGAATTTATCGTGGGCTCACGCGCATGATTAAACATTTTACTCAACCATCTGCAATGTCTATGTATTATAACGAACATGTCATACAACTGTATAAAACAACAGTTAAGTATCGTATAATTTATAGGTCAGTATTTGAATTAAGTGGATGTTTATGCGAGTAGTTTGCCCTGAGTGCGGCGTTAAAAGCCGTATACAAAAAACGAATAGAATTTCGAATAGCTATACAGATTTATATTGCAGTTGTAATAATGCGGAGTGTGGTCATTCGTTTGTGATGAATCTTAGTTTTAGTCATACGTTAAGCCCTTCAGCTAAAACAACAACTCAGATGGCAATTAGTCTAATGAAAGGTTTGGCGCCCGAACAGCGCCAAGAACTACAGCTACAGCTTTCGATTTTGTAACGCATTCAATGAGGTCTGCCACGATGAATCTACCAAACACACAGTACTCCATCAAAAAATTATTATGTGTAGCCAACAACATAACTACTTTATTAATTAAATTATTTTTTTTTGGTAGGCGGTTTTGCTTTTTTAACTTCAGTATCTTTATTTTTTAACGTAGTTGCAGCATCAGTAAGTGAATTTCTGGCTACACCTGCGCTGTCCCCCCAAATAATAGACTCTGTCAATGACATTGTATTTAATTGTGAATTACGAAATTTATCTACACTTAATAGTGTAATGTCATTTTTGAACGCTTCAATACTTGCATCCTTTAATACTTCTCGCTTAGCTGATGATAACCTTTCAATCTCACTCCATGTTATCGGTACATTTACTTTGGTTGCATTAGATGAACTATTTCTTAACTTTTCAATCTCAGCATTTAATTCTAAAACCGTGCTTTCTACATTTTTGTTTTTATTTTTCTCTTTTGATAATTCTTTAGCTAACTCTTCTATTCTAGAAATATGATCTTCTTGTTCTTTATTTTTACGTCCAAGTTCTACTTCTTTAAGTGATATATCAGAAACTAAATCATTAACGAATGTTCCCATTTCATCAGCACTACCTGCCATCCGGTTAAATATCGTAAGGAAATATGATACTAATTCATTATTAGAAAAATTGGGGTATCTTACTTTATGATCAATCTCACTCCAACCTTCTTCAAAAATTGTTCTCATTTGAATTTCAGAAACAATCTTTTTCAATGTAGGCTGAGTTGATATTATATAATGAATAGAACGATATCCAGCTGGATGAACTTGAACGTCACATTTGTGTTCCTTATAGCTATCGATGATGCTCCCTTGATCGCCTTCACGAATATAAGCCGTAACGGTTTCAAGTGGTTTCCAGCAACCAAGAATATATTGATTAATTTCAAACCACTCATATTTAAATAAGTGTAGGACTCTAACACCAACTAAATCAGTTATAATTTCAGAGTAATTGACTACGGAAATATCTTTATACTTTGGATTTTTTTGAGATCGTTTTCTAACTATTTTTTCAAGTAAATGTTGGGCATCTTTTACTCGCCATCTAACAGAGTGTACGTGTTTACATTTTTGCAACACTTTAGCTAGAAACTCAGCAGCTTCATTCAAGTGAGGAACGCTATCCAGATAGTCGGCTTCAATTTCAGAGAGTTCCTCGACGCTGATATCAGCTAGTTCCCAATTTTCTTTCGAAATCCTATTTTTATGTAAAAATTCTTCTAAATTCATTTTTATACCCATATTAATTAAAAAGCCTAACGCACCCCATTAATCCAACAAAGCACCATACTAAAACGTCCAGATCTAAAGCATCACCTTAATGACTTAATTCATCATTATTGATCTTCGATTGTTTAGAATTTAATAGTTGTTCACTATGCAACTAATAAACATCCAATGTAATATTTAACATCGTAATATTACTCTGATAAAGCTAACCTAACCAATAACTTAACATTTATCTGTGATATGAAACTATAATATTATTCTGTATGGAACTAAAGTTGTATATAGATACAGAAAATGCTAAAAATCAATTTGATATGGGTGTTATTTATTCTAGATTGATACGTCATGATTCAAAATAGTAAACGTATTATTCTAGACTTGCGCCAGCAATCATTTGATGGCGCTTATCCAGCCTGTTCATAAAGTACATTTCCAATAGTCGCTGTTCCTGGTATCGCTAACTGTCGTCTTCGTTTTGTATTTCAGATATCAACATCAACAAATACAGCACAACATCAGTATTATCACTCAATGTATCCTGTGCAGCCGCGATAACGACAAAATCTCTAGCACGTTCCTGTAACGCTTTCATAACGGACCTCAACAAAAAACTACTGTATAAGAATACAGTGGTTATTTACGGTTGTAAACAGATGCATTTCACACTATGTAGTCATATATACAATAGGTTAGCCCCAGTCCCAACTTTCCCAGCTCTCCCAACCAGGTACAAAATCAACAGTATTATCCGTCTTAGGCCCTGTAGTATCCCAGCCATCCCAGACTTCTGTTTCTTCAGGCCTTATATCGACCAGTTCGGGCGGGTGATATTGATTCTCAGCATAATAGCTCTGCTTCAATTTCACGATGTGGTCTTTATCAACTCTGATTTGTGCACCTTGGCCCATAACATTGACCAGGTGATCATCTAAATGAATACCGCGCCTTTTCAAAAGCGCTTTAATTCCAGTATTTAATCTGCCGCTCTGGGAGGGCGTACAGTTATTGACAGAACTCCGAGAAGGCAGGTCAAGACCAGTCAAAACCTCAGCACCTTCGGTGCTACTTGTGCTCGCTTCACTATCGAGCAATGCTTGTGACTTCGGTTGTATCTTCCATTTACGTGTACGGGTGTTAACAGCATCATCACCGACGACTTGAAAGCCTTTGAGCTTAGAAACTAATTCACCATATTCGTTGCCCATTTCGGCAGTGTCATAATCATTACGGATCAGTAAATCTTTACGTGATACAAATGGCCCACCTTGCGCCATGACATATCCAGCGAAGTCACCTTTATCTGCCGCTTTCATTGCATCGGATGCGGCAGCTGCATTGGTTTTTAATTCAGGTTTGTACTTATCAGTGATCACTTCCCATCGTTGTAATGAGCCCATAGCTTCATAATTTAAACGCGGGCCGTGGAAATTTAACTGAGGACCCATAAAGGTTGGGTCTTGGTCAGGGAATAGTTCGTTGAATAAGTTGTGCAGTTGCTTACTACTTAACGTAGTTACAAAGCTTTTGAAGGCATTTTTATCGTTATTAGCATAACGGCGTAATTCACGGTAAGTGGTAACCGGTGCACCACCAATAGGTTGAAATTGACGGATACGCCAGCGACTCGCCCAGGCGGTAACGTGCGCGGCCATTTCTCTTTGGTCACGGCCTGTTTCATCATCCAGCTCACCATCCATGCCATAACCATCAATGTTTTTACTGATGTATTTAGCTATATAGCCCGTTGCAGTACCTTTGCTTGGATCCATCATTTTCACATCACAGCGAGGGCGATAATCTAATGGACCAACAATTGGTTTTCGGTAAACCTTTGGGAATAGCTCCGTTACTTCTTCATTAATTGCATAACCAATGAAAATCTCACGGATACGATCAACATGCTCTGGTTGCATGAACATCAGTAAATGCCAATGTGGTGTGCCATCATGATGAGGTTCAGCAACACGCATACCAAAAACAGGCAACTCCTCGCGTTTTAGTTGCGCACGTATTCTTGCCCATATTTGGCATAAATAACGTTGTGCCTCTTTCGGGCTGTTACCCAACCATTGATCAACAAAACCCCCTTGCTTACGAGTGTTATGGTATTTAGAAGGTGCAGTAAGCGTTAGAAACAACCCATCACAACCCATTGCGGTTGCAATACCTTGATACCCAGCCATACGAACCATTAACTCACAACGTCTAATTGCAGGGTTAGCGGTCGATTTATAGAACATGTCATAGAGGGCAATTTCTTCACCAGAATCTTCATCAAAGATAGACATACCTTTGATGAAATCTCTGTTGCGTTGCTTTTGGTTTTTCCATTCATGCATGCAGTCACGCGAACAATACGGGCTTGCCGCTTTCTGCACTTGCCCAACGGCAATAGCAAGATGTTCTCGCATAGCCATGCGCTTTTTGTTTAACTTGTTTTCCCAAGCACGTTGGCATGCTAAACGTAAAATGCCACATTCAGCTTCAGACTGATGCAAACCATCGTTTCTGTTGTAAGGAGGTGTATAACCAAATGATCTGCATTCGTCTTGTAGACTCTCAAACACAGCAACAATCACGTTGGCATAATCTTTATGGTTGGCTTTTTCGCTTTCAATTAACGATTCTAATTTACCTGTAAAAAAATCAGCGAATTGCTGACTTAGTTTTTTAATTTCACTCTTATCCATTTCAGCTAATAGCTTTTCGCGTGACAAGTCATTGTTGTGCACATAGGCATTTCTGAATTTGAATTGGCGTTTATATTGAGCAAGCACTTTCTGTAAGCGTGGGTTTATCTTCTCACCAACTGTTTTCAGTAGGTACAAGTTGGCAGCTGAGCGGCCTTGTTGCTTAAAGGTTTTATTATATCGTTCAGCAAAATAACGGCTAAGGTAATGTGGCATGTCACCAAAGAACTGTTTACGCCATTCATGATCATCAATCTCAGGGTTAACCTGAAACATCGCATTTTCAATAAGCGACATTTCAGGTTGTTGGAATTCTTTGCCTTGCACAGGAGTACGGGAAGGCTTGCGACTGCAGTCCTCCCCACTTTCTATCATTCCAATAATAGTTTTAGGGCCTGAAGATGAATGCTTTATAGTAGCTTTCATACTTCTGCATAGTCCTGTGTATTCAAAACCATGTAACCGCCCTGACCTTTTAAGCGACGGATCACACCACGGAAAATCTGACGACAATTCAGCTGGTGACACGCATTACTCACTGCGTCAGCTTTATTATCAAACTCGCCTATTTCTACAGTTCGATATTCAACTGTTTTAGGGAATGTCCGCATACCACCATCAGGACCAAGTTCGATTGCTATATACATCATGCGACCATCCAGATAGTTGTATTGTGGATCTCGAGTGTTTGTTCCCACCACAATTCAATGCAGGCAACGAGCTTGGTTAAGGCAAAACCTTGCGCCATAAAGTACACAGAACGGATAGCACCTAGCGCAATTTGTTCTTCAGTTGAATTAGTTTCAGAACAAGTCACCACGCTTTGCCAAAATGCAAATACAGTGATTAATACCTCTTCTTGCTTTAGCGTTGCGTAAAGGTTGAAATGAAAGCTAGGCATAGCAAGGGCGTCATTGCGACCGGCATCAACACATTCAAACAAATCGATAATCCAATCCGCTTTATCTTCATTGATACCAAGCGAGTGCAGCGCCAGACGAACATCTTCAACAGGTGCTAAAATACGTTTCATGCCGCTACCTCGCTTTTAATTAGATTGCTTAGTTCGTTATACGCAGAAGTGACTTGTTTGAATGCGGTTAGTCCATCTAGGTAAATCGTTTGGTCCATCAGTTTGTGGGTAGCCAAAGTATTAGGGGTTTTCGCACAGTTAAAATAGGCCTTATCAACGGCGGTAATCTCTAGTGCATCGGCATGACCAATATAACGAACTGATACACTCACCTTTTCAGGCTTAGCAATGGCAATAAACATCAATTCGTTGATCACATCATTCATTGTTGAATTTGGTTTAATCATGGTATTCCCTTACTTAAATTCGTTAATTGGATGGCCGGCTAGTTTGCCTATCACTGGTTCAAGCGAGTTAATCGCATGGTGTAACTTCACTTTTTCGATATGATCGAATTGGCTAAGTTTCATATCGATATTGCGTTGCTTTAATCCAGCAGCAAAACAGAGTGTTTTACGCATATCAAAATCTAAGCTGTCATAAACAGACCCAATACGGCTATTACCAAATAACGCGTGAATTTGAGCTATTGACTCGGCAGCTGCTTGTACTTGTTCCATAAATAATCTCCTTGTTACATTCCTGGTATTGGCAATCCATTAATCACGGCATCGGCGCACATCGACACGAACGGCCCTGCACCACCGCAGCGGTTTTCAACATCTGACATAAGAAAGACCAGTTCACGAACAGCCTCTTGAGCTTTCTTAACAATTGCGTCTTTATTCGTGCGGGTTAGCCGGCGATCGGATTCTGCTTCTAAGATGTGTCGGTTGATTTCACCGGTATAACTAGCAACACTCATCGCACTCAGTGTTAAAGGTTTTGAGTCACCTTGTTTCGGTAAGCGAACGGCTGTTAATCCGACCTCAAGGATCGCGCTGTTGATAATGTCGTGATTATCAGTTGCGGTCGTGATTCGAATTAGCTCACTTACCGTTAATTGATGTGGTTGATTAGGGTTTAACTTGTTGCGCAGTACCTGCCCACGCATACCGCACTCGTTTGCAATCTGTTCTATGTTTTCAATATCTGCAAACCGAACACATGCAGACTCGATTGAACTCTGTTTACTCTCATTTGACTCATACATTGCGAATATCTCCTTATATGCAATGATTAAGTAACAAACCAAGTACGCAAATGAATATGATCGCTTCTGTTTTAACGATTAAAGAGAAGCGATGCTTTTTCTTATTCATGCTTGGTTCGATGAATTCACCTGTCGAAATCTCTATAAACCCTTGTTGATGGGCGTTTATAGTGATCTCAGGTTTGGTATAAGGTTGATTAGACAAAAGGTTGCGCATCTGCTTTTTTAAACAGTGCGACCAGATTAATAAGAACAGCACCTCTGCTATTCTCTTTTGGCCAGATAGGTAGCTTTCCATTCGCAACAGCTTGATCAATAGTGCTTATTGATTGCCCTGTCGCTGCGGCATATTTCTTTTTTGTGCAGTAAGGCACGTCAAGTTGTATTGTAATTGTCGACATAATGGTATCCTTATGAGTTGAATAGAAATCGTATTTGTTAATATTTAATCGCATAACTAAACATTAACTGGATAATAGATCGCAAATGAGACAATTACAAGCATTAATCCCACCTTTTGAGTACCAAGGTGGCAAAAAAGTAACTGAAAAGTTGGTTTCAATAACCGATTCAGTCAACTTCCAAGGACTCACAACTACATTTGGAATCCCAAAGTCGACTATTGCGACTTGGCACCAACGAGAAATATCGCCTTTTGAGATTGCAGTGAGAGTTCATTTATCTAAAGGAGTGTCTTTAAGATGGCTATTACTTGATGAAGGTGATGCTTTTGAAACGTCTGTGGCTATATCAAAAGAAAAGTTAACCATTGAAAGAATCACTAATGGCGCATTAGATAACACTGACGATATGAGCTTAGATACGATAACTATGATGCGATATGGCCTAACAGCAGCTATCACTCGCGTTATCGATCTTGATGGTTCTTTGTTGTTTGTTAATACAGAAGAGACAACACCTAGTTCTGGACGTTATTTATTGGATATTGACGGTTCGATTTCCATAAATCATTTACAGCGTCTACCAGGTAAAAAATTAGCGATGAGTTATGGCAATACGTCAGTTGAAGTGGCCGAAGCAGATATTGTTGTACTGGGACGTGTCGTGTTGGTAATGGGAAAAGAGTAGTAATTAATGTTCCTAATTGACCGTACCAATGAGACCCATTCAGGGCCTCGTTGGTATTTAAGTCATTTATTAAATATCAGAATTTTGCATCAATCGTCTTCCATTTCTCTTGCTTTTGATAGCGCTGATGCAACCATCCCTGCCGGAATTGAAACCACACCAAGTCCTAGAATCAAAATGAAAAATGTAAATATTTTACCCCCAACAGTAATTGGATAAATATCACCGTAGCCAACAGTTGTAAGTGTTGCAACAGCCCACCATAAACTGTGAAATACAGAACTGAACACCTCTGGTTGAGCTGGGAACTCAAAGTAATATATCCCGACTCCAGCAAGGTATAGAATGATCAAGGCCGCAAATAGAAATAAAGCTAACTCTTCTTTAGCTATAATAAAAGCTCGATGAAAACGTTTTGCAGCAGCACTGTATCTAGCTAACTTAAGAATACGAACCAAACGCAGTAGCCTAAATGTACGTAACGTTCTTAAATCAAGACCCGTTGATAGATAAAAAGGTAATATTGCAAATAAATCCACAATGCCAAAAAATGAAAAAATAAACTTCTTTTTATCATCAGCACTAATTATTCTAGCTATATATTCAAACGTAAATATAGAAACACTAAATACTTCAAATCGATATAAATACGTCCTCAGTTCATCACTTATATTAGGTAAAGTTTCTACAGAGAAACTAACCAAAGATAATACAATCATTACTTGGATGAAAATATCAAAGGATTTTCCAAGACGAGTATCATTACATTCGATAGTGCTTTTTAATATTGTAACCAAAATTATTTATCCTAAAAATTAACTTCGAATTTTAAAATTAAGGTGCTTACGCTATAAAGTTTCATCAGCTAAATACCGAGAAGCTACCCACCCCTTAACTTTTCCATCATCAATCAAAGACCAACCATTTTGACTTTTCTCTACAGTGACACTATCACCACGAATAAGTTGGTTAACAATATTTGAATCAGCTGATGGCGCAGAACGAACGCGTAAGCTTTTGGCTATTACTGTTTTGTTGTCAAATTTGATATTATTTTTATCACTATTTGATAAAACTGAAAGCATAAAAATAACACTAAGCCCAATCAATATTTTAGTTAAAAGCGAACTTCCTTGTTTAGGTGTTGATGGTTGAGAGCCACCTTCAGACAAGTTTTGGCTATATGACAGTCCTGAACCAGGAATTCCAACAGTAGCCTTAACACCTTTTTTACCTATATTAATGGTCGCACCTGGTTTCCCAATAGACGTACTTACCCCACTTTTACTGAGGTTTATATTAATACCCGGAGCAATTTTTATTCTTTTTCTAAATTTAAAACCCATAATTTTTCCTATGTAATTTATTATTTTTTTGTTTTCACGAAGAAACTATAAAGTCTGAAATAACGTGACTATTTTTCATTCGCTGTTAATTGACTCTATATCAGCTATCTATATGGTATGTAGAACAAGCAAAGAAGATATTTTAAATTACCATGCAGAAAGAGCTAAACTATAGAGAAAGTTTATTGTTAACCTCTACCTGAAGGTCATTCGCAAAAACTTTAATGCTTTCTATAGCTTTTTTAAGATCATCAGGACTAATAAATATCGAACTACCATCAATTTTATACCCATTACGATGTACAATGTCATGCCGAATATTTGTTATCTGGTTTACAGAAGAAAAATCAATATTTAACTTTTTTCCTATTGCTTGCTCATAAACAGTCATGACTTTAGGAATATTATGAAATAATATTTCTTCCGAAATTTTCCTGGTGGCTAATGAAGCAACAGATACAGATTCTGAAAAAAAATCATTTAAGCTATATTTTGCCTTTTTTAATTGCTCAACATTTGAAATAGCATTTTTTAATACTTTCGAGTTTTCATTAATTAAAGCTTTTATTGTATCACCAAGAAATGCTTCTAACAAAGTAACAGAATAAGCATAAGTCATGTTGATAACTAAATGTGAATTTAATAAAAAAGGCATTTTATTCTGTTCGGTTAAGTTTAATTCCGCCATTTCCATTAAAGCATCGAGCTGCTTAATAAAATGTTTATGAAGATGCGACGTTCCACTTTTTAATAACCATTCCGTTTCAGCTTCCCATTCAGCGTCTTCCTGATTTTGCTCTATCATGTACCAATAGTCAGCCTCAACTTCTTTCCACTCAAGTGAATTATCAGAAATCGATTCATCACCTAATTGTTTAACTATCCACTTCCTTGCCCGTTCCTCTTGTAAATCTATTATATAATCTGTAGTAGAACTCACGTTAACTCCTAACACTGCATAACACTATAGGTTAGCGGTGTTTTCGTCGGTCTTCTTTTGGGAAAAGTATCACAGCCGTAATACATCTGATTGATTTACTTTGTTAGGTCTACACTCTTCGCTTAATCTGTTTAATTAGCTCTTTTTCTACTTCTTTACAAGAAATAACATTATCGTTGTAAAGAGCATATGCATATACTCCTCGAGTGTGAAACCCAGTGTTTGTAGCAATACAATTAAGATTCACTTCATTTTTTTCACCATGATAGAAAAATTCAAATAACTCATCAAAATCACTCTGAAGAACTGATGTTTTTTCCATAACAGATGAAGCCAGCGAACAACATTCTGGTTGGTCATACTCTGTAACATAGCCATCTCTGGTCAAGATATCGACAAACTCTGAAAAGTTAAATCTGCTTTGTAAAACTCTTTCTTTAATTCTCATAAAAATCCTTAAATTCAAGTAAACTTAACGCTAATTAACAACTTGCTACGCCTTTCTTTTAATCATTGGATTAGCTTGTAATACGTGTGTCATGTAAGCCATAAAATCAGGCATACCTTCGAGTAAGCACTGCTTATTCTTACTTCGCGCCACCAACTCCTTAAGTACGACAAAATTAGTCTGTACTTCTAATCGACTTAGATCTATATGATCAAAGTCTGGAAATACACTGCCATAAATTACGACGTCTTCAATTATTGAACGCCACTTAGTCGCATATTCATCCTGATTTTTGCTATCGCATGCATATACAAATGCAGCGGCCACAGCATCAGCTAACTGGACTCCATAAGCATTTTTTGAATCAACTAAATTGATCGGTTCTTTAAGATTGAATGTAATTGGACTATCAAAACCAGCTACACTCGTAAATTTTTTGGATGTATTGCCGACCATTGCATTAAACAGCTCTTGATCGTGATCTAAAGGTTTAGAATTATCACAATATGCAGTTAATTCATCATATTCTAATCCCCATTGAGCAAGAATACTAAATAAAGCGGTATTAGTTAGATCAAGAACCCATTTCCCAGCGCCTTCGCCTGCATAACCTTCTAACTCTTCGACAATTGATTTTTTATTCATTACTGCAAAATCCAAGATCAATTCTAAAACTGGTGATATATCAGGATTTTTAGTTGCTGAAAACAAAGCCTTTAGACCACCAAAATCACCGCTACGCATTAGATTCTCAAAATCTTCAAATATTTCTTCAGCCATTGCACCACGTGATGTTAATTCGACATATAAAATCGTACTTACAAATTTGTGAAAATTAGCATTATAGAAAAGCATACTATTTCTTTGAAGAGAAGGCTCAAATATATACTCAAAGAATTTTCCTGCTAGCGCATACTTTTTATCAGAAATAGACACTTTTATTCGCCCTGACATAGTCTTGATTATTTCGTCAATTGCTCGTCGTCCTTTGCGGTTTTTAACTAAACTACCACCTTTAATTTCACCGCTCTGAATTTTGTATTTACTGATTATATGTTCAACTAACCCCTTTGCTTCAATATCATCACTCACTACCGATGCATAACTGAAATATTTCTGTTGTTTATCAAGTAATTTATTCCCAGTAAACCCTGATTCATCAAAATATATATTTGCTTCTGATTTCATACTATATAACGCTCCAAATTTTGCGTAGCTAGAAATAACATTTGTATAGTGTAATGTTTCGATTCACCCAAACTTATTCACCTTACTCAATAGCGAATAATTAAATGTAAAATAAGATAAAGCCAATCAGACATTTAAATATATTTTGAGAAAGTGTTATTCTTATTATCTATTTTAAAATACTGTAAATTATTAGACATACTTAATATACATCTGATTCTATTACCATTTTCACTTACTGCAAAGAAAATAACTACTCTTTAGTGGTAATCCGTGATGCAACAAAAGAATAGACAAATAACACAGTATAAAACTATGATTTTTGATTAAAAAAACGGAGGGCAAGCATCAGAGGGTTAGTACCTGATTAAATAAAGGAGTATCACGGCTTAACATTTATAACGGTAAGTAAACTCACAACTTCACAAGTAAATCCCTTAACCAGTATGTCTAAATTTACTTTGTTGCTAGCTTTACTGTATGCCTCATAACCAATGAAATATCCCCCATTGCTAGACTTCATAAGTCCCAATTTCATTCTAATATCGTTATACATTACAGCTGTATTTTACCCCGTACATCTGAAGTATCCCTTTAAGAAAGGAGCGCAACTCACCACCAACCAGCTCTTTACTATCCGTGGTCGCAGCATTCTTTATTTTTTCTTAATATCTGGGATATCGATATTAATTTGTTATCCAATACCGTATCGGCAGGTTTATTTAGGGGGTAAGACCCTCTTTCTCCACGCGGGAAAGGGGGGATTTAACTTTTTTGAAAATAAATGGTATTAACGCCGCAATAAAACGTGCAAACACTAAATTTACAAAGCCAATTACACTCTGAACCACAAGCTCCGAGTGTAATTTTCATCGTTTTGATTGCTTTGCTAGTACGATTTTTAGAGCTCGTTTCTTATTTTTTCTTCGAGCGTTTCAATAGCCATTGGTAATTGAGACAAACCATGCTCAAAATGTTCACGAATACTCACTAAACCCAGTAATATCGTTAAAGCCTTTTCCTGTGAAAAATCTGGGCTATTTAACTCCTCCCACTCAAGTAGTGGGCTATTAGTTCCATTACGTCCAAAATAGTAGACTGTTACAACAGTATATAGTCTCTCTAATGGAAGCTCACTCAAAAAGTATTTATAAGCTTGCTCCACTGGACGAGGTTCAAACTTCATGTTTACGGATTCTTCTGAACCATATTCTAAACCGAGTTCTCCTTGTCCAAAGGCTTTCTTTATTTCTTCAGATTCACTCTGAACCATGCTATCTAATGTTAATAAGTTTTTGATTACGTAATCTATTTTAACTTTCACTTAAATCTCCTTATTGTATTAACGCTTTGCTAAGCGGCAATACAATTGTTAGCTAAAATTAGCGAGGAACGAATAAAAAAACTGTTTTTTATCCGTTAGAAACGACTTGTTAGATGTTTACACCGACGAAACTTCCATCTGGACATATTGTAAAGCTACTGCCTCCAACAAAACTTCCATCTGGGCAAATTGTAAAGCTACGGCCTCCAACAAAACTTCCATCTGGGCAAATTGTAAAACTACTGCCTCCAACAAAACTTCCATCTGGGCAAATTGTAAAACTACTGCCTCCAACAAAACTTCCATCTGGGCAAATTGTAAAGCTACTGCCTCCAACGAAACTTCCATCTGGGCAAATTGTAAAATTCATAATATTCCTCCTTAAAAATAACCACCTAACATTTATATGTAGGACGTCTCCATCCCCCAAATCTGTTCACCCGATTAAATAGCAACTAATCGAATGAAAATTAAGATCAGATCCCAATCTGATATTAAAATCGACGCTGAAAAATATGCAGACTTTAATTTTAAAAAAAAGTAAGTACGGGGCTGATTTTATTACTATTTTTACTTACGGCAAAGAAAATAACTACTCTTTAGTGGTAAACCGTGATGTAACTAAGGAATAGAGAAATAACATAATATAAAACTAAGGTGATGATTAAAAAACCAGCAATAAAATAAGTTCAGGATCAAATGCGAGACTCGAACAGTAATAATCTATGTTTAAGCCCGCATGATAAAACATAGATTATTGCTACAATTGCTTTATAACTGTATATAAAAACAGTGTTTGTTATTTTATAATACCAAATACACCTTTTTACGAGTTATAAGGAAACCCAGCATGTCTGTTCGCAATCTCAAAGATGGCCACAAGAAACCTTGGCTTTGTGAATGCTACCCGCAAGGTAGTGCCGGCAAGCGTATTCGCAAACGCTTTGCGACAAAAGGTGAAGCGACAGCATTCGAGCGCTACACGATGAACGAGGTTGTCGATAAGCCCTGGTTAGGTGATAAGCCTGACACACGAAAATTATCAGACTTGATTGAGCTGTGGTGGCAGTTACATGCTAAAAACCTGAAAAGTGGTACTCATGCACACAGACGTATGATTATAATCTGTGAACACCTTGATAACCCTATGGCTGTTAGCATCACCGCCAAAGATTATGCCCACTACAGAGCCAATAGACGAATGGTCGGTGCTAGTAAGCGAAATGGAGTCGTTGAGCTGTCTCCAGCATCACAAAACTATGATTTGAAGTGTATGCGAGCAATGTTCAATGAGTTAATCAGATTAAATGAATGGAGCTACCCTAACCCACTTACCAGCATTAAACTGATTCAAAAATCAGAGTTAGAATTAAGTTATTTAAGCCAAGAACAAATAATAAAATTGTTTAGCTCTATCCAGAACGAGTTCCACGCGAAGCAATTAACGCAGATAATTAAGATTTGCTTAGCCACCGGTGCCCGTGTCAGTGAAGCGATGAATCTAAAAGGGTCACAACTATCTAAATATAAGATCACATTCTCAAATACAAAAAGCCGAAAAAACAGAACTGTTCCGATATCAGAAGAGCTTTACAATGAAATTTACCAGGACAATACTGATAAGCTATTTACTTGTAACTACGGAGCAATAAGGAAAGGTGTTTCAGATTGTTTTACCGATCTACCAAAGGGGCAAGCAACGCATATTTTACGACACACCTTTGCCAGTTATTTCATGATAAACGGTGGTAATATTTTAGTATTACAAAAGATATTAGGACACGCAGACATAACACAAACAATGAGATACTCTCATTTTTCTCCAAGCCATTTACAAGATGCGGTAACCTTCAATCCACTGGTGAATTTAGCGCTATAG